AAGCGCCTGACGCTGACCGGATCGACGCTGCGCGCGCGCGACGTCGGCTTCAAGACCCACCTGCGCGACCAGATCATCCGAACCGTCTGGCCCTTACTTGCCGACGGACGGTTGAAGCCGGTGATCGATTCCACCTTTCCCCTCGCCGACGCGGCCGACGCGCACCGCCGGCTGGATGCGGAAGATCATGTCGGGAAGACGGTGCTGACGGTGGCATAGGTCATGGTGCCCAACGCCCCCGCGACACATCTGGCAGGAGAATAAAACGGGTTAGTCACCAGCACGACCTCCGTTCGACCGCCAGGGCGGCGCTCTACGCCTTCGGGCTCGGTGGACCGACAAGTATCGGAAATGGTTGATTGATGGCCCCGAATTGGTGCCAATAGCTTGGTCGCGCGGCCAAACCGACATTAAAGCCAGGGATGCGGCACAGTGACGAGGGGGGACGAATGTCGGTCGGAGCAATAGGGATAGGCGAGGGCTCGAAACGCCCGATCCGCTCCGCCGCGGGTCTGCCATTGCTCCGGCTTCTCTCGATGACGTGGCGCAAACTTGTGCCGTCCTTGCTTCTTTTGCTTGCTGCCTGCGGCGGCGGTGGAGGTGGGGGCGGCGGCGTGATGGAATAAGTGAAGCCGTTTTGATTAACGCGCCGTGTCAGAAGTGACCCGGCGCGTTTTCTGTGTATGAGCGTACTTCAAAAGAGCCTTGAATATTTGACAGACATGTCCCGGAAAGTCCCGGACATTTTGGTATCGTATTCTGGTGGCAAGGATTCACTCGCCGTTATGGATATGGCCGTAAAGACGTTTGGGCCTGCCCGCGTGAAGGCTTTCTTCTGGTACACTGTGCCAGACCTACAAGTTTGTGAGGATCAAATGCAACTTTGCCGGGGCCGTTGGGGGATTGATCCGGTACAGATCCCCCATTGGGACATGCTCAAGTGCATGAAGTCCGGCCTTTGGTGCGATCCGACACCAGGTATTGACGGTATGCCAGACTTGGATTTAAAGCTTGGGTATGCCTACGCCTTGGACGCTACCGAGTCCCATCTTTGCGCTACCGGCATGAAGGATGCAGACGGCCTACCCCGGAGGCAGTTCTTTGCCAATCTCAGAGACAGCAAAAACCCCTTCTGGCAGCGCCTAGTACATCCTATCCGGGACTGGAACAAAAAGGATGTCGTAGACTATCTTACCGCAAACAATATTCCCGTTCCAGAAAGTGAAGCGGGGGCCGTTACAACGGGCGTCGGATTGGTGCATGATTCACTTTGTTGGCTGCACGACAAACACCCGGCTGATTTTCAAAAGCTTCTCAAGTGGTATCCCTACGCAATGGCGGTCATTAAGCGCCGTGAATGGCATGGAATTTGATTTTTATGAGCGACCAAACACCAGACCAGCAACTTCAACAGGCGGGAATTCAAATACCGACGCGGCCCGGTGAAGTGAGCCGGTTTCAATCCTTCACAACAGAGACCGTCCACCGGCGGCAATTAAAGGGCGCTGAATACAACCCCCGTTACTTACCTAACAAAGCAAAGACGAAATTGCGCGAGGCGCTTGGAAACGTCGGCCTCGTGCAGCCAATTGTCTGGAATCAGCGCACGGGTAACATTGTGGGCGGCCATCAGAGAATCAGCCAACTCGATGCCTTGGAAGGCCAGGACGATTACCGGCTTACGGTTGCCGTGGTGGATGTAGACGAAAAGCGGGAAAGGGAGTTAAACATCCTGCTTAATAACGTCGAAGTTACTGGGGAATGGGATTTGCCGAAGTTGAAGGAAATGTTGGACTCGGAAATCAATCTACTGAACACAGGGTTTGATAATGCCAACTTTATGCAGATGTTTGGCGAGGCACCAAGTCAACCAAAGTCGGATCATCAGGCAGAGCTTTCGAAGCAAATGCAGGCCGTTAAGGATGCCTACAAAAAGCTGGATCAGATGAACAAAAGCAAAGATGACACAGATTTTTATTGTGTCGTCGTTTTCGGCTCATATGGCCAGCGAGCGGATTTTTTAAAGACGTTTGGATTCCCTGACAACCGGTACATTGACGGGCGAACCCTAGTTCACGTGTTTAATCAGATTAAGGGGAATGTTATACAGCCCCAACTTTCCGGTCATGGCGACGTACTTAACGGGGCGAGCGTTGCGCAAGACGAAACCATAACTGCCGAAAAACCAGGGTGATTCACTGTGATCCACACAGTCAACGATTTCGGCAACTCCAATAATCCCACCATATTGGAGGACCATCTTGTTCCAATCGATTCCGAATTTGCTACCAATTGTCAAAAGTTCACTGGTAGACGGAACGTATTTGCCAGCGTGAATAGCGACGGGACCGCGATACTTCGTTATCCAGTCACGGTTTTCAATGTCTTTTGCACCATGAATTATCAGGTGTGCCCAAGGTTGCTTTACTGTTATGCATTTTATTGTGTCCATGAGTTATACAACTGTATAACAGCACGGAAACCGCGTCAACCCCCATTTTCAGCCAACGGATAATAGGTTATGGCGGCGGCATTTAGTCCAGAACAGGCGAAGCTTTTACTTCAAAAGCACGCCCTGAATACGGCTCAGAAGCTAAAGGATGGAAAACCTCTTACACCCAAAGAGGTTGAAATGCTGGAGGGCATTATTCAGGCGGCGGACACTGGAGAGAATCAGGACATCCGATTTGCTGACAACCAAGTAGCATTGGCTAATGCGTTATCCGTTGATCGAAAAACAATTCAACGTTGGCTGAAAAAGGAGGGGAATCCGGGTTGCGCGGCCAATGGAAAATATGACGTCGCGGCATGGCGCGAATTTGCGCGGGCGAACGGGCGGCGTGATTCTTATGGCGAGGACGATGCCGACGCAGCGCGTGAGCGGGCAATTAACCTGTTGCTTCAAAATGAGCGGCTCCGGGATAAGATTTTAGCGGAACGCGGCGAACTCATCCCGCGTGCGGTTGCCAATAAGATTTTTTCAAAGCTATTACTTGAACTCAAGGCACGCTGTTTTTCGGCCACCGGACGGTTTGCACAATTGGCAAAGATGGCACCTTCCGTTGAACTGGCGAGCGAAGAGATTCGCAAAGAGATGGTTCAAATTTGGAAATCACTGGAGGACGGATCATGGCGGAAATAATCGTCAATGAAACCGATTGGGAAAAGCAAGGAGAAGAATTCGCCGATTTCCTTTCGGAACTTTGCGCTCCGCCGTCAGACCAACCCACAGAGATTTTTGCGGAAAACCATGTCATAGTTCAAGATGGTCCATTTGCGGGAAGCCATTGGCGGCTTCAATTCACTCTCTTCGCCAAATTCATTTTTGCCGGATGCCGGCGGCCAGGTGTACGGCGAGTCACAATCATGATGTCTGCACAATATGTGAAGACGATGGCTTTGATTATTATGTTTCTGCGTAACGCTAAAGAAGATCCAGCAGATACCATGTGGGTTATGGCTGAGGCAGATCAGATGGGAGAATTTATCGAGAAGCGATTACTCCCATATATCGAGGGGTGCGATGCGGTAGCGCCGCTGTACAAGGGAAAATCAAAAGGGTTACTTCGATTTGAATCGTTTAACCTACTCGTGCGTGGTGCGGGCTCCAGGGCGAAACTTCAGTCAGACCCTATACGCCGGGTTTTCTGCGACGAGCGCCGGGAATGGAAAAAAGGTTCAATCGACCTGCTCCGTAAGCGTATGCGTACGTTTCCTAACGCTCAGGAAATTTCCGCCGGTGTGGCCGGTGTCGAGGATGACGAGCTTCATGCAGATTACAATGAGGGTACACAAACACGGGCTCATATTAATTGTTTGAAATGCGGACATTCACAACCCATTCGCTTTGGCCGCGAAGAAACTACGATTTGGAAAACGGCGCGTGAATTCGGCGGCTTTCGATGGGATGACAACGAAGTCACATGCCCCGGCGGGAAATGGAACTACGCGGAAGTGGCAAAGACCGTGGTTTTTGAATGCGAAAACCCTGCATGTCAGTACCACTACACGAATAGCGATAAATATGAACTCCTGCGCACTATGCATACGCACGATTACAACCCGATGGCACCGCCGGATAAAATCAGCTTTGGCGGTTCTGCGTTTGAAGCCGTTTGGGAAAGCTGTGATTGGGACAAACTGGTTGTCGAATTTCTAAAGGCCATTGAAGAGGCAAAGCGTGGAAACTTGGAACCTTTGAAGGCGTTCATTACTGAAACGCTGGGTGAACCGTGGCAAGACAGGTTAGGGGTGATTAAGAATTGTGGGTATCTGGAAGCTAGAAAAGATGCGTACGATTACGGCGATGTCTGGGCGGAAGCGAAACGCCGGTTCATAGCTTCGGACGTGCAAGAAAAGGGCGGGGAGCATTACCCGTATGTCATTCGTGAATTTGGCCTGTTTGGGGCATCGCGGCTGGTCACGCATGGCATTGCAAGGACGGAATTGGAATTACAAACAATCAGGATGGACTACGGCATTGGTCCGACGAGTGCCCTGATTGATTCAGGCTACGCCACGCAACGGGTTTACCGGTTTTGCATATCGAACGGATGGAAGGCCTTTAAGGGCGAGTCTCGGGATTATTATCTTGTTTCAAAACCACATCCCAAAAACCCAAACATCAAAATACCCGTACGGCAATTGTGGTGCAAATCTACGGCCGTAGCGTACAACGAACAAACTAAAATGAAGATCGGCGATTTGCCGCTTTATTTGTTTTGTAATGAGCCCACTAACGATTTGCTTGCAGAATACCAGACCGGCCAGGTTGGACGGTGGACTATACCCCAGCGCGTGGACAACGATTACATAAACCAAATGGTGGGAGATGTCCGACGCTCAAAAGAGGACTCAAAAGGCGTGGTAACGTATTTCTGGAAAACGATAGGGCCAAACCATTTCAGGGATTGCGAACGAATGATTTTAACGGCGGCGATTATCGTCAATTGCCTAAACGCGCCGCCGCCATCGGCAACAAAACGAGCTAGAATTGAAACAGATACACTACAGCATGACACAAAGGAGCGATAAAAACCTGTTTCGCACTAAAAATTGGTTCCACCAAAGAACTATCGAGACTATCCTCGTATACTGATACGATCTCTACCAGGGATCTTAAATTCACCTCCGAAGCGCCCTTTGCATATAGGACACTTCCACTCACGGCCAAACTGCTTGGCATCCAACAGGTGAATCAGCTTTTTGTCGTTATCATAACATACCTGACAAAATGGAACTGGATCGTTTTCAAGCCGGTATGATTCATTTTCTAGTCTCAAATCTTTTGAACGTTTGATTTGTGCTTCAAGCTGGGAAACTTTTTCGCGTAATTTCAAATTGTCCTCCTGAAGCTCAATCGCTGCCTCTCGCAATTCCATTATCTTTTCTTGCGCTTCAATAGTAAGTCCCTTTTTTAAAAGGTCCATTATGTCTTTGTAGTTGGGGATACTCATAGGCGACAGACTGAACAGAGTTTTGCTTTCAAACAATAAAAAAAGCCAGTCGCCAAGGTCAATTACTTTTGTCTGTGGAAGGTAAATCCGCAATTAGCTTAATAGCCTGAGGTAAATGTCACCCCTCTTATAAATGGCGGAGATACGCTCGCAGGATAAGCGCGACAAGCTACGGCTGTTGTTCGAACAGTGTCAACCAAACGGCAAGTCACTTAAAGACTTGCTGATGGAGGTATTGCGGCATTGCGACGACGCAATCAATGGCGTCACACCAGGCACATGGATCGCATCAACCAGCGAAAATGGTGGTTCGGCTTCCTTTATGGCACTCCAGGAATTCAGCCCGATTGTGGCTAAACGGCTTGTCGGTGAATTGCTAGATGCCTACGACCAAGCCGTTGAATGTCTTGAAAGGCGGCTACAGCGGAAACCTAACGACCAGGAAATCTATAAGCGGCTGATGACTCACAATCTCCGGTCCATCAGGCGTTATCGCAACGACTACACCGCGCTCCGCTACGGAGTCGGATTTCACAAAGAATGAAACTTGCCACGCTGCCACCGCGACGGGACGAAATTGCATCACAGGCCAAGGCTGACCAAGCTCGCAGAGATGCGCGAATGAAGGCTGAAAATCGGGCGTTATTGCTCGCGGCACGCGCATTGATGGTCACAAACCGGTTTGAGGCTGGGCAGCGCTGGCAATGGGGCGACCGTTCATATCTTTGGAGCTATGTAACGGATGCGCGATTTGATGCCAACCAGGCGACACGTTATGAGATGGTCCGCCGGATTCGGTATTTCGAGGAAAACTCGCCTTTGGTACAGCGCCTTTGTGACGTCTTTGAACAATATGTTGTTGGTGCTAATGGGCTGATTTTGTCCCCGGACAGTTCTGATGAGAATTGGAACCTCGCGGCCAAGGATTGGTGGGATGAGTGGGGCATCTATCCCGATTTGGTGAGCCTACAGAACTGGGCAATATTGCAAAGCCTGATTGCCCGCACTTGGTTCATTGATGGGGAAGTGTTCATCCTACTGACGCGGAGTGAAAATCCTCCATACCGTCCCAGGATTCAACTTTTTGAAGGCCACCGCGTTGGGACGCCCCCCTCACTGGCTTCGCAAGAGGGTAAGACAATTGTTGACGGCGTTGAAATCGATTGGAAAGGCCGCCCGGTCGCTTACTGGATTCAAACCGGATTAGATGCCAGAGAATATACCCGGATTGATGCCCAATACATTATTCACATTTTTGAGCCAAGCCGAATAGGCATGTATCGGGGAATAACCCATTTCTACGCGGTACTTAACACGCTCCACGATTTAGATGATTTGGCCCGAATGGAGATGATGAAAGCCAAAGACGCGGCGGAAACAACCGGCATCATCAAGACACCAACCGGCGAAGTTGTTGACGACGCTACGGAATTTGACCGAGAAATTGACAGCGCAGACCCGTGGGCGCAGCAGGGCCAGCAAAATCCGTTGGCCGAATATTACAAGCGGATTTTTGGGCCTACAAAAAAGGTCATGAAGATTGGCGACGAATACGAGAACGCGCCACCGGTCAACAACCCCACCACGGCACAGCAATGGTATTGGCGATATATCGCCGAACAAATTTGCAATGGCGTTTCCATACCAATCACGCTGGTTTATCCCGATTCGATTCAGGGAACTGTTTTGCGTGCCGTAATGGATGCGGCAAACGCTCAATTCCGATCTCGCTCGTCTGTGCTGGGAGCAGCATTCAAGCGAGTTTGGGCTTACGTCATTGGAACTGGTTCGACCCAAGACAGACGAATTTCTGGAAAACCGGCTGATTGGTTAAAGCTTGGGGTGCGCGCTCCACGTGCGGTGAATGTCGATGTGGGTAGAAATTCATCGGCAATGCTCGCTGAATGGCTGGCGGGAGTGCGCACGTTGCGTGACATCTGTGCAGAAACCGGCGATGACTGGAAAGACATCATCGCCCAAAAGGCGCGGGAAATTGCGGCCATTAAAAAGGTGGCGAAAGATGCGGGGGTGGAACCAAACGAAGTGAGTGATGCAATTGCGCCGATGGAACCGCCGTCTATAGCTGCGGAAAATTCAACTCAAGAGGCCTAGCGGAATTCATACGGTTTAAGCAAACGGAAGGGTGAAGACTGCTGGCATTTTGAAGTCAGTTCTAGCGTTGCTAGTGACCAAAGTTACTCATTCTATGTTCAACTCGCTTGCTGGCGATCTCCCAAGGCAGCCCCAGCCTCGCCGCTACATCTCGAATGTCATGGACGGGAACGTTCATATATTCTCCCATTCGTGTAAAGCAGCCCTCGATAATCTTATCAAACTCGCCATCGAAAAGCTGCATTGCCCGAATGCGTTCATCTTTGGAATAAACTGAACGATAGCCAGCGGTGTAGCCGCGCTTGGCGCGAACGCGTTCGTCAGGTAAAAATAAAACCCGCCGTTCTGGCCCAAATTCCCACGGTGTAATATCCATACGTCGCCCTTGCGGAGTAAGCCAAATGCCGTGAGCGATGGTATGCATCGATATGTCGCGCAACTCCATGAATACCCATCCGGTCTCGAGTCCGCCCCCTCCAGCGCGCCTAATCTGTGCCTCGACATTTCGGAAGCAATTGTTGGGCTCGCAGTATGGTAGCGGTGAATACTCCACGCTCTTCGGTTCTGAAAGTGCGTGCTCGCGCAAAAACTCTGTCAATAACTTGGACCGTTTCTCTAGTATACGCCCCTCAATTGACATTCCAATCACACTATTGAAATCCTCGAATTGCATAAAACGTGGGAGCAAACCTAATGTCTAACGGCAGTTGAGCAACCGACACTGGAATTTGTTGTAGGCTTGGAATCTTGACTGTCAAAATTAAACGAAGCGTGAAAACTGATAGGCGCGGTGCCGTTTTGCTCCAACGCGCTGTTAGGCTGTCGCTCAATGGAACGCCAAAATAAGATGCCTAAAATCAATATATGAGCCATGATAAATACGAGGATGACTGAACTGACGATATATCTGATCTTAATCCGAGCCAATCCTGTCATGGGCTTAATATCTGGTCGCGCCGGTAAATCTAAACCGTCAGAAAATCTCTTTCCCAATTGAATCATCTGATCCTCCCCCAGTGCCTGACGTTCATAGATGCGAGCCCAAGTGAACCAGTATCCATAGTACGCAAATGAACGCAGAGTAATGCATAACCAAGCAACGCAGCCTAAAATACCAGCAAATGATAATACAATGATAAATGCCGGATGGCTCCAAGCGCTCTCACTCTTTGCGTTAAGTGCTGCACTTGATATGGCGATGATGCCGGTGTTAAGGGTGAGCAGTGTGCGAAATGAATCCCACACGATCTTGCCTTCATGAGCGATTAGTTGTAGGGCGGCTCGATATCCCTCGCTCGAATTTGGATTTGTATCTGCCATAAAAATGAGTCAACAATTTAAGCGCGACCAAACACTCTTCCGATAATTTGACAATAAACGACCGAATCATCTTGTCAATGTTCCTGTTTTGAAGGTTTCTCTATTCCTATCTCTCAGCAGAAAAAGCCGCCTAGCGGTTCATGTTTGTAATAACGAGGATTCCAGGAAAGGTAAATGTCTCCGCTTTGGTGAATCTATGCCACGCAAATGGTTTGAAATCACGAACGGAGCGGCGAATAAAACCGCCGTAATTCAAATCTACGACAAGATTGGAAAGACTTGGACGGGTGATGACGGAGTAGCGGCCAAAGATTTTTGTGATGCTTTAGCTCAGATTCCAACGGACTATGAAATTGCCTGCCATATAAATTCACGCGGCGGCAACGTGTGGGACGGCGTGACGATGTATGAGGCCTTGGATCGACGGAATGACCGGGTGACGATGTATGTGGATGGCGTCGCCGCCTCAATCGCTTCCGTTATCGCTTGCGCAGGGAAAAAATGCGTCATTGGCCGGGGCGGTCTACTGATGACACATCCTCCGTCTGCACTTCCGATGGATTCTTTAAACGCGGATCAATGCCGCGACCTTGCCGTTAAGCTCGACAAACACGCAGAAGCTATTGCGGCTATCTACGCAAAAAAGACCGGTAAGACAAAGGAGCAATGCCTTGCCGACATGAATCGCGGCGAGACGTGGATGACGGCTGACGATGCGGTGAAATACGGCATCGCAAATGAAATTTCAGGTGAGGAAACAACGGCGTTTCTAAACGAAGCCAAGAACTTTGATTTTTCGCAGTTTCGGCGAGTGCCGGATGCGCTGCGGGACACCACAAAACAAACCACGAACGATAGCATGAAAGACCTCGTTATTGCACAACTCAAAACGCTCGGTGTCACCAGCATACCGGGTGTAGCTAACATCACGGATGCCAGCGAAACTCAATTGCTGAACGCGCTTCAGGCCGCGTTAAAGCAACAGCCCGCACCGGCACCATCACCAGCTCCCGCAAATATTTCTGCACTGGAGGCGCAGATTGCCGGTATTCAGAAACAGCTTTTGACGGACCGGACCAACCGCATAACCAACGCGGTTGATTCGCTCGTTACTAACTGCCAATTGACCGCTGGCGAGCGTGACAAAGCCCTGGCGCGTGCGCTCTCTGATGAAACATATTTGGCTGAATTGCAGGCCCGCCCTCAAAACTTACCCGGCAGCCCACAGTTGGCAATCCCGGCAATCATCACGTCCAGCGACAAACAGCGCAATGCGGTCAATGCGATGTCGTCCAACCTCGGAAAGCCTGGCCGTGGGCAAGAGTCGTTTGAAACTGCGACCGACCGAAGTCGCAAGATTACGGCCATTTATCAAGAGTCTCGCGAAGTGATTTTGCAGGTGATGAATGCTGCCGCTAACAACGCCATTGATCCAGGCTTGAAACGCCAAGTCATCATGCAGGAAACCGTCCGGGATTTCGCCCTTCGCGTTTTGCCGTTGCGTTTGTTTTCGACCGTATTTGAAAATGTGGCCCTTGAGGGTACAGACAAGATTGAAGTCGGCTATTTTCCGTTGCAAGCGGCTGCGAGTTCGGATTTCACCGACGGTGATGGCACCGGCGGAACGGGTTATCAGTTTGGCCAAGGGACAAACACAAAGTCCATCGAAATCCAGGTAAACAAGCGCAAGTATCAACCGTTGGATTATTCATCCAACACATTCCGTCGTCAGCCTTGGTTCAAGGCTTTGGAGCTTGGACAAATGAACGCTGAGAAACTGGGTTTCGATATTCTGATGGATATTTTGTCGGTTTTCACTCCGGCGAATTATCCGACTATTCCTCAAGCCGATCCGCTGTTTAATCCGAACCTGGCGCTTCCCGGAAATGCCTATGACAGCAATCAAATGGATGACCTGAAAACGGTCGCCACGAATTTGAACTGGCCGGACGCAGGCCGTGCGTTCATCTGTAATACGACGGTGGATAACGCACTCGGCAAAGACCCGGCCTATAAACTGGCGTTGAATATTGGCACGACTGATGTCATTCAGGCGGGAAAATTTCCCCGCTTGTCTGGTTTCAACTATGCCACAATGCCGAACTTCCCGACAAATGGCGTGAATCTCCAGGGTGTGATTGCATTCGCTTCTGCGCTGGCTGCCGCTTTCTCGCCTATTGCACCGGCCCCCGGCGTTCGTGCTCAGTTGGTGGCATATGAAATTGCTACGGAAGCAAATACTGGAATCAGCATGAACTACCGTCACTGGGGTTTGGCTCAGGCGGATCGTGATTTTGAAGTCATTGAAAGCGCCTACGGTTACGCGGCCCTTTTGGCGAAGGCGGCACAGCTCCTTACGCGGCCGTAATCGGTTTTAGGTTGAACCACCGCCCCTGGCAAAAATGTCGGGGGCGGAATTCAGGTTAAAACGAAAGACATATGCGAACATCAATCATAATTGCACAGTCCCATGGCTCAGAAGAATGGGAACTTGTATCCGGCCCAAATGTGCCAATAGGCGAACAAATCGAGGCGATGCGTGAGGCAAAGACGTGGAATGGTGTGCATGAACATTTCGCATTGATCCAACGCTGGGAGAACGGATTTGGCGTCTATGACAGCCTACGGTTCGAAAAGCCTGACGACCGTAAGAATCGGCTGGAAAAAATCCGCCGTGATCATGAAGCGCATATCGAGAGAGAGAAAGCCGACGCCCAAAAGCCTGACGAAAAACCGAACCCCAAAAATAAAACGGTGAATACTGCGACACTACCGCCTGCGACACCGCCAAGTTCGAATGTCGATGAAGGGAAGGGCGACGCTGAAATCGTCGATTTGTAGGCCACTAGAACAAAACCAACACAGAAAACATAATGAAAATTCTATTCACAATTTGCACTTTGACTTTCGCGCTTGCGTTCACTGATTCCGCTCAGGTAGTGACATACGCTGGTAGCTTGACGGGAGGCACGAATAACGTTTCCGCTAATTCAACTAACCGAGTGAATGCAAGGTTCGATACACCCTATAATCAGATTGTCTCAATCCAACCGGAAATTTGTCTGAATGGAGCCGGCACAACGGCCTGCCCAATCACGATTGACAATAGTGTTGATGGGCTTATCTGGAATCTTGGCGTAACCAATATGTCGGTTACGCCGAACGGTACAAC